CACGCCCGCCCTCCAACCGGCCCCTGCCGGCGCCCCCGCCCTCGACGAGCTCCCCTGGGTCCACTGGATGGACCACCTGAAGCGCCTTGGTTTCAACGGTCACGAGCGCCAGCTCGATCCCGCAGGCGAACTCATCCACCCCATCGCCCGCGTCAACTCGCTACCAGTGTACGAGCTGGACGACCCCTTGGCCGCGCTACTACGAAGCATCAACCGCGCGCCCACTCTGTTCACGCCCGACACATCCCGCGCGCAGACCTACGCCCGCGACTTGCTCGCCGGGAAGACTGGTGCCCGCCTCCGCCAGGAGTCTTTTGAGTGGAAGGACGCTCTCAAAAAGAAGACCAAGGAGCAGCCCAAACGTGTCGCGCTCACGGTCATTCACGGTGCCGGGGGCTCTGGTAAGTCGCGTGCCATCCAGAACTTCATGCAGGAGAACCCGGACTACCAGCTGACCATTGTCCTGCCCACTAACGAGCTGCGCGCAGACTGGAAGCGCAAGCTCCCGCGCCATGAGCCCGACACATTCATGACGTATGAAATGGCCATGTTGACGCCCCGGCACGTCACGATGGTCCTGGATGACTACACCAAGCTGCCAAACGGGTACATCGAGGCACTCATCCAGAATTCGCCATCACTTGAACTCCTGGTCCTCACCGGCGACCCAAACCAGGCCGAGCATCACGAGAGTTCCGAAGGGAATGAGATCAACGGCCTCACACCCTCATCGGCCATATTTGCGAGATACTGTCGGTATTACATCAACGCGACACACCGCAACCCGACAAAGCTCGCCAATGCCCTCGGCGTTTACTCTGAGCTCCACCAGCCCTTCAGAGTGTCCTACTCACGCCACATCCGCGAGGGCTATCACAACCTCGTGCCCTCCCAGCTCAAAATGCGGAACTACAGTTCGCTCGGGCACAAGAGCAGCACCTACGCGGGCTGCCAAGGTATCACCGCCGGCCGCGTGCAGATCATACTGGACAGCGACACTGCTTTCTGCACGCGGCAAGTCATGTACACCGCTCTTTCCCGGGCCACCACGGAGATAGTGCTCTGCAACACCATGCCCAACGAGCGCACGTTCTTCGACAAGATCGAGGCTACGCCGTACCTCAAGGCCATCCTGGCCATGCACAAGGAACTGCCGGTCGCTGAGCCCGAGGTGACCGAGGAAGCGCCCACGGACCCGGCACCACCCCCCACACACCTCCCCGTCTCAAACCCTGTCGAGCTCGTCGAGCGTCTAGTGGAGTCTCTTGCGGAAAAGCATGATCGGGAGATTTTCTCCCCGACCACCGGGCACTCCAACTGCATCCAGACTGAGGACACGTACATCCAGGCCTTCCAGCACCAGCAGGCCAAAGACGAGACCCTATTCTGGGCTACAATTGACAAGCGCCTGCGCACGTCCACGGTCAAGGACAACTGGGCAGAATTTAAGACCAAGCGCCCGCTTGGTGACGTGCTCTGGCTGGCCTACCGACGCGCCATGAACGTCCCGACCGACCCGCAGCGGTTCAACCCAGATCTCTGGTGGGCCTGCGCCGACGAGGTTCAGAAGACGTACCTCGCCAAGTCACACCAACAACTGCGCAACGGCATGCTGAGGCAGAGCCCCGACTTCGGCGCCAACAAGATGCAGATCTTCCTCAAGTCCCAGTGGGTCAAGAAAGCTGACAAGATAGGCACGAATGAGGTTAAAGCGGGACAAACCATCGCCGCCTTCTACCAGCCCACGATAATGCTCTTCGGGACTATGGCTAGGTACATGCGCCGCCTCCGTGACACCTGGCAGCCTAGCCACATACTGATAAACTGCGAGCGGAGTCAGGAGCAGATCGCCGCCTGGACCAAGGCGCACTGGGACTTCACTACCAGAGCTTACACCAACGACTTCACGGCGTACGATCAGAGTCAGGACGGCGCCATGCTGCAGTTTGAAGTCCTTAAGGCGCTGCACCTCGGCATACCCGAGGAGGTCGTCGAGCTTTACATCCGGCTGAAGCTTGACAGCAAGATGTTCCTGGGCACCCTGGCGATCATGCGCCTCACCGGCGAAGGCCCCACCTTTGACGCGAACACTGAGTGCAACATCGCTTACACTCATGCACGCTTTGAGATCCCTGCCGGCTGTGCTCAGGTGTACGCTGGAGATGACTGCGCCATCGACTGTGAGCCCGCCGAGCGCGAGTCGTTCAAACCGCTCGTGGACAAGTTCACACTGCAGTCCAAGCCGCAACACTTTGCGCAATGCACTGGTTCCTGGCCAGAGTTCTGCGGCAACCTTATCACTCCGCTGGGTTACCTCAAGGACCCCGTCAAGCTGCAGGCCTGCCTTGCCCTCGCTGCCCGCAAGCCCGCCAACTCTCCAGGCTCCCTCGCCGATGTTGCCGACTCCTATGCCATCGACCTCCTGCCTGCCTACAAGCTCGGGGACGGGGTCTACGAGGTCTTTGACGAAGCGCAGCTCCACTGCCACTACCAGTCCATCAGGACACTCATAACCTCTGCCCACACCTCCCGGCTCAGCAATCTCCACGCCCTGTACCACGGCGAGTCGCTATTCTAGGGGTTTATAGGTTAAGCTAACCGAACTAACTGAAATGGATCTAGAACTGACACGTAGGCTCCTAACCAACGGCTATCACCGCACCGACGAACCACGCGCACCTGGCGCTCCCATTGTTGTCCACGCTGTTGCCGGCGCCGGCAAGACCACCTTCCTACGCTCTCTGCTCACCTTCCGCGACGTTGAGGTCTTCACCGCTGGCACGCACGACCCCCCCTCTCTGACCGGCAAGCACATTTGGTGCGCCCGCGCTCCGCTCCCAGGCGCGTTCAATATTCTTGACGAGTACCCTGCTTGGCAGACCTACCGCACCGAGCCCTGGCAAGCCCTGTTCGCCGACAACCTGCAACACTCGCAGCCGTCGCTTCGCGCACACTTTACCTGCGACCTTACCTACCGATTTGGCGAGGCTACCGCCGCTGCGCTCCGACTACTTGGGTTCTCTATCCGAACGCAGCCCACCGCTCACGCTTGCGCTGGGCTCTCCTGGGCCAACATCTTTGAGGGCTACATCTACGGCCAGGTCATCACGCTAGACGCTGCTGCGCACCACCTTGCGCGCTCCCACGGCTTAAACCCCATCACTGCTGAAGCCTCCCGCGGGCTCGAGTTCGACGTTAC